CAGGAACCCTCACTGCTCTCATTTAGATTAGGTAGTCTTTTGAGAAAAGAAACTTACCTGCTACTTTTCAAGAATCAAATCGAATCGAGCTCTCTGATAGAGAGATCACCTCTGAACAACAACAAATTGTTCAATTTTCTTCAGAAGGAGTTATCCCTTCTGTTACAGCTGTTCCTCAGCTTTCTGATTTATCTACAGATTATTTATCAATGGCGGCTCGAGAGGACCGTACACATGGTATTACAGACTTTTTATCACGTCCGGTTGCAATTACAACAGGCTTATGGAATGCTTCTACGGCGTCCGGATCCCAATTATATACTACCAATTTTCCAGATGCGTTGATTTCCCAACCTATGTATCAGGATAAATTGCGTGGTTTTGTTGGTCTTCGCGCTACTTTAGTTGTTAAGGTTCAAGTTAATTCTCAACCTTTCCAACAGGGTAGATTGCTTTTGCAGTATATTCCATATGCTCAGTATATGCAGAATCGCGTAGCTTTGATAAATTCGACGCTTCAAGGTCGTACCGGGTGTCCTCGTACTGACTTAGATCTTAGTGTAGGTACTGAGATCGAGATGCGTATACCGATGGCAACTCCACACTTGTATTTCAATTTGATTACTGGACAAGGGTCTTTTGGAACTGTTTATTTGACTGTTTATAGTCAATTAAGAGACCAAGTTTCTGGTTCTGGTTCGGTTGAATATACAGTGTGGGCTCATTTGGAGGATGTTGATGTTCAGTATCCTACCGCTGCGAATTTGAATACTTCATTTGGACCTAATTTTGCCCAAGGTTCTTCTTCTCAACTTTTTACCCATATGTCTTCCGAGTTAACTCAATTGGCTCGGAATAATTCCCCTTCTGGAGGGATGGGTCAGATTGCTGAAGGATTACGTACAATGTCTAGAATACCTATAATAGGTAATATGTTTTCTAGACCTGCATGGATATCTGCTAGTATGTCAAATATTTTTAAAATTTTGGGTTATTCTAAACCAACTGTACAAGGATTGCCTTGCGAGAATAAGTTACGCACTCAAACTCGCATGTGTAATTTCGATGGTGCTGATACTTCTCATAAATTGGCTTTATCTTCAACTAATTCTATTGAAACTAAGCCTGGTATGTCTGGTACAGCTACAGATGAGATGGCTTTATCTCATTTGCTTTCTATTCCTAATTACTGGGATACTTTCACTTGGTCTACTTCAGATACATTTGGAACTCGGTTGTGGGATAATCCAGTTACTCCAATGAAAATTAAAGCTTTTTCTCCTACTGTTGGCGACAGATTTAGATGTACTCATATGGGTTTTGTTGCCAATACTTTTGGTCTTTGGAGAGGCAGCATAGTTTATACTTTTAAATTTGTAAAGACCCAATATCATTCTGGTAGATTACGAATATCATTTATTCCTTATTATTACAATACATCTACTAGTTCCACGGATTTGGATATATCTAGGGCTCAGCAAACTATAGTTGATTTACGTACTTCAACTGAGGTTGCATTTACCGTTCCTTATGTTTCTACCCGTCCTTGGATGTATTGTATACGACCGGAGTCTGCTATTTTAGGCTCAGGTAGTGCTTTACAGTATAATGCCGTTACGGGTATTGTTCGCGTTCAAGTTCTTAATCAACTTGTTGCTGCCAACAATGTTTTTCAGTCTATTGATGTTTTGGTTGAAGTTAATGGTGGACCCGATTTAACCTTTGCCAATCCTACAGCTCCTACTTACGTACCTTATTCAGGTGGTACTTCTGCGACTATAAGTGAAATACCTGCTAACAAGATGAATCTTGAAGCAGAGCCTACGGATCTCATTAGTCCAAGGGAACTGCAGAGAGATATAGCTCTGGAAGAAAAGGATCTCATTAGTCCTCCAGAACTGCGTCGAGTTGACGGATCTTATTCACTTAGAGGTTCTAAGTTGTACACACATATGATGGGTTCTGACGCAGCTATTCCGCGTAATGAAGCTCAGCTTGGAGCTCATCCTTCCACCATTGATGGTCAATCCATCGATTCTAATTGGTCACCAGAAGCCAATTGTATTGGGGAAAAGATAATGTCTATAAGACAGTTAGTCAAACGTTTTGGAGCTTTGGGAGGAGAAACGTCTGTTGGTGCGGAAGCTTCCAACCCCACGAATACTCTCCTTATAGCTCCATTTGCTGTTACAACACCCACTGCTTCTCCTAGTGGTGGATTGTATTATTCACAGCTTGACTATTGGTATTCATTGTTTGCTTTTTATAGAGGTTCTGTCAGATTGAAGGTTAAAGCTACTAATTCTAATGGTATATCTTCTAATGGGATGCATTTAGTTAAGATGTACAATTCTTTGCAGGATGCGCTTGTTGGTCTAGTTTCTAGATTCTCTGGTACTGCTAACAGATACATACCCGCTACGTTGCCAAAATATTATGAATATGCACAGCCCTCTATGATTGAGATTGATCCCAATCTTGAGGGTATGCTGGAATTTGAAGTTCCATATTATAATATTTCGCATATAACTCCCTGCGTTTATACTGCTACTCCTTCTATATCTATAAATCAAATGTTAGTTGGTAGTGCTCCTCCTACGATTGTTACTATAACTAAATCTCAGGATTCTGCTGTTCGATACACTGTTTATAGAGCTGCTGGAGATGATTTTTCTTTGTCTTATATATTAGGAGTTCCTCTCCTTACTGGGATTTCTCAAACATAGGATGCTCCAGTGGCGCCGCCTCCGGATCCTCCTCCAGAGCCGCCACCTATACCTCCTGAAGAGGAACCCCCTTTGCCTCCTCCTGAACCTTTGCAAGTTGCACAAATTGCCCTTGCCCGTATAGGCACGGCTTCAAATGATCAGAGTAACAATTCGTATCTTTGGTCTGGTATTGGCGATCTTCGTATATTTCCTAACACACCTTATATTGCTACTAGACCTTTTTCTTGTAGAAATCAAGATGATTTTTATG